TGATGGAAAAGGCTAATGAGTTCTCCGTTATCGAAGCACAAGAAGCAGTATTCCATCAAGCAAGTGGGACTGCTAAAACTATTAATGATTTTAAACAAAAAGGTCCTTTTCAAGCTCTACTTGCTAATGCAGTGATGCCATTTGCAAAAACACCTATCAATATCGCTAAGAACTCAGTTACATACAGTCCTATCGGTCTTTTGAAGGGCGTATATGAAATGACTAAAGGTGTGCAGAGTGGCAGATGCACTGCTGACCAAGCAATCAGACACTTGTCTAAAGGCATGACTGGTTCTTCAATCATGGTATTGGGTGCGTATCTTTTCTCACAAGGAATCTTGAATGGAACTACTGGAGACGATGATAAAGACAGTTTTGAAGAAAGCAGAGGTAAACAGTCCTACTCTTTGAACCTTCCTAATGGAACATATTCATTGTCATGGCTATCTGTGGCAAATATACCTTTGTTTACTGGTGTAACTGCAATGAAGATTATGACAGAGAAAGGATTCAGCTTAACAGATTCTCTTGAAGCAGTTTCAAACCTTGCTGACCCATTCGTTAATGCATCATTCATGAGTGGACTTGTAAGTACTTTAAAACAACTTGGTGGAAGTACGAACTATGACGATAAAGATGCAGATGTAGTTGCAAAAGTCATTCAGAATGTTGCAAAAACATACATTACTCAGTTCTTCCCAAGTGCGGGCAAGCACATAAATACAGTACTGAATCAGTACAAAAAGAGTACATATGATGACAACATTGTAGGTCAGATTCTAAACTCTGCACAGACTGCAATTCCTTTCATGGCTGCAAATCTACAGAATCAAGTAGACGTTTACGGTAATGATGTAGAAAACGTTGGTGGAGACAATCCTATCATGCGTGCCTTATATACTTATTTAAGTATTGGTACATACAAGCCATACGATAAAACATATGGCAAGGAAGGAGACTCCTACACTAACAAGCTAGAAAAGATTGCAGAAAAGAGCGGAGACTCCAACGTACTTCCATATGTATCTTCATCAATTCAAGGTACAAAGATGAATGCAAAGGAACGACACGACCTTAATCAGTACATGCTAAAGAACTACAACAATCAAGTGCATAGCTTGTTTGAAAGTGGAATCTTAGATGGATACAATTTGAACAATAAAGAAGATGCAACACAAGTAGCTGAACTGTTAGGCAAAATCAAGAGCCATTACTTCTATGAAGCTAAAGCAAAACTGTATAAGCGTACAAATCCAACAGAAGCAAGCTCAGTTCTTACAAATTCTACAAAAGCAACACAGAAACTTGCTGAAAACGGTATTCCAGTATTCTTAACAAAATACTTGCAGAGTCAGCCAGCTGAAACAGACAGTAAAGGTGCGTCAATCTCTATCTCTAAACCATTGAGAAACAGACGACTGTTAGAAACTCTTGGACTTTATGACAACGTTATGGACTTGTACAAGGAAAGAAAAATCACAGACTTGTACAATGTTGGACTTTCATCTACAGTAGCAAAAATGTCTCAGCAAGAATATGAGTACAAGCTAGACGATTTGGATAATGGACTTATTGAAGGCTCTAATACAACATCAGACCTAAAGAGACGTAAAGATACATTTGAGGAGCTTGGAGAAAATCAGAAGTTTTCTGATGCACTGACTGCTCATGATATCGACTACGGAACATTTGCTAACTACAAGACTATCAAAGCCGACAAGAAAGACGGTAAGACAGTCTATAATTCCAGAGCTGAAAAGATTATTGCTCAGATGGAAGAAGATGGAGTACTTGAAGGATTCAAGGAAGGAATCAGAGACGGTTCATTCAACTATGACAATATCACTCAGTTTGGACTTACATCTAAACAAGTAGAAAAGCTGCTAGGTTTGAAAGTGCAAAAAACTAGCGATGACGATGATTCATCTAGTGGTGGTTCGTCTAACAGACGGTCATACAGTAGACGTTCTAGACGAAGTTCTAGACGTTCCAGTGGGTCTAGAAGAAGTTCAAGCAGCAGTTCAAGCAGTGCTACTGCTGAGGGAACACCTACGTTTGACATCAGTGGTGCATTGAAAGCTATTAATAAAAGTGCATCTAAGACATCAAGTGGCTTGACTCAGTCACAGTTGCAGAGTTTATACAATTCAACTGTAAGTAGCCATAATACTAGAATCAGCCAATTACAGACTCTAGTAAATAAAGGCAAGAAGTAAGGAGAGCGTATGAGACGTGGAACAACACCAACATACGACATTACTATTTCGGACATGAAAAACGTCGAAGATGTTTGTTTGGCATTCGAACAGACATCTTCGGGTGTCATGCTCGCAAAGCATGTTTCTGACAATGATGGAAGAAGTGGTTTCACGAGTACGGGCTGCTACTTCACACTGTCACAAGAAGAAACTGCTAGTTTCTCAAAAGGTAGTGTCAAATGGCAGATTAAACTGAAATTTAAAGACGGTACTGTTTCAAGTACAGACTATACAAGTGAAAAGGTAATTGACGAAATTCACGAGGAGACTTGGTAATGGATTCAATCAAAGGCAGTACACAAGTAAATGTAACAGTATTGAATGAAGATAGAAAAGTAGATTTGAGTGCTACACAGACTGAACATGCAGTCAATGTAGAAGTAAACGAAATCTTTGGAACTGGTGTGCTATCTGTTACTCAGACAAAATTATCGCAAGAAAACGGTGGCGAAAACGAATTTCAAGTTGTACTTACAAATGGCAAGGCAAGCACTTTTAAGTATTACAACGGAGAAAAAGGCGACAAAGGCGATAAAGGAGACAAGGGAGACAGAGGGTACGGTATCAAATCTATCGAATTTAAAGATGATTCCACGATGCATATCACAGTGGAAGATGGAAATACTTATGACTCCATGCCATTGAGAGGGCAGCAAGGTCTCAAGGGAGACAAGGGAGATAAAGGCGATAAAGGCGACCGAGGTATTCAAGGACCACAAGGAATAAAAGGAGATACTGGTGCACAAGGTCTACAAGGTTTAAAAGGAGATACTGGTGCACAAGGTCCACAAGGTTTAAAAGGAGAAAAAGGAGATAAAGGCGATAAAGGCGACGTTATCGTTCCTACATTCATTGTAGATAAAGACGGTAACTTGTTTATGTATTATGACGACCCAACAAAATAAAGGGATATAAGATGGCAACTACACAAATTAAATTAGGAAATATCAGAGGACCCCAAGGACCTAAAGGCGACCAAGGAGCTACTGGTCCACAAGGCCCACAAGGGCCAAAGGGAGACCAAGGGGAACCGTTTAAAATTTCAAAAATCTATACATCTGTGTCTGAAATGAACAGTGGCTACGCAACCGATGGAATAGAAATTGGAAAGTTTGTAATGATTAATACTGGATCTTTGCAAGATGCTGACACTGGCAAACTGTATATTAAAGATGTAAACTCATATGTTTTAGTAGGTAACTTGAATGGTGCACAAGGTATTCAAGGTCCAAAGGGAGACAAGGGAGATAAAGGCGACCAAGGAATCCAAGGACCAGTTGGAGCTACGCCAAAGATTACTGCAACTGCTACGGTAGACGCTACAGTAGGAACTCCGCATGTTACTGTTACTAAAGGCGGTACAGATGCTGCACCAACATTTGCGTTTGATTTCTCATCTATGAAAGGTGTGCAAGGAGCTACTGGACCACAAGGTCCTAGGGGCGAGCAAGGTGTACAAGGTGCTCAAGGACCTAAAGGGGAAAAAGGAGATACTGGAGCTACTGGACCTACTGGCAATGGTATTAAAAGCGTATCCTTTAGTGATTACAAACTAACTTTACAGTTTACAGATGGTACTTCTACTACAACTACTTCAATAAGAGGGGCTACTGGAGCAACTGGGGAAAGAGGACCGCAAGGTATTCAAGGACAAAGAGGACTACAAGGGCCTCAAGGAGAAAAGGGCGATACTGGGCCAAGAGGACTACAAGGGCCTCAAGGAGAAAAGGGTGAAACTGGACCAAGAGGGCCACAAGGTATTCAAGGACCACAAGGAGAAAAGGGTGAAAGCGGAGCAACTGAACATGTAGAAATTACACAATATGATTATGACAGATTGACATATGCTCAGAAATATAATGGAAAAGTTTATTTCATTGAATAAAAAAAGTGGTATAGCTATGGAACTGATAAGACAATTAGCCGAACAGATGGAAGATGAGATTTGTGATAGTAAACATTATGCAAAGTGGGCAGTAGAAGTGAAAGACAAATACCATGAACTTGCAGAAACTTTATATACAATCTCATTGCAAGAAGAAAAGCATATGCAGATGTTACATGATGCAACAGAGAAAATAATCAGTGGGTTAAAACAAAAAAATGTTTCTATTTCTTCTGACATGTTAGCTATCTATGATTATCTGCACAATAGACAAATAAAAGAACGTGAGCACGCTCTTAGATACCAAGAATTATATAAAAAATAGAATTAGTTGTTGCAAAATATTTTTGGCTAGGTTAATATATTTATGTAGTTGTTTTTTCCAACTATACAATGATGATTAACTATGGGAAAGAGAGAGGGAGCAATCCTTCTCTTTTTCTGTTTGTGGTATAATATATGTGGCTGGAATAGTTTTTGGTCATTTTATATAACTCCTCTATGATATAGTAAGGAACCACTGCAAAGTGGTTTTTTACTTTGTGGTATAATATAGGGGTAGCAATGCAATACCCTAAATTGCTACTGGGCTTCATACAGTTTTTGACTTATTTCTGTATGTTTTCTTATAAAACTCCTTTCGGTAAGAGACCACTGCAAAGTGGTTTTTTACTTTGTGGTATAATATTGATGTGCAGAAAAGTTCATTCGAAATTAATACCTAAAAGGCTCCTCACAATCAAATGAACAAGTTACGCACGAAATTCCTACTAACATTTTTACCTAACTAACATTGGAAAAAAGGGCACTCAAATGAGTGTCCTCTTTTCTTTTTCTACTTTCTACTTTTTTCTACCAAAATATACCAAAACGTATCAGCAAGTACATGCAAGTACAAGCAGAAGTAGAGATTGGAAGTGCAGATATTAGCGTATTTATGCTGTTTGTAGGTGCTATCTCTATCTGTTGTGACATTCAACAATGTAAAACAGATATTCGACAACATCTGAAGTCACGCATATTTACGCATTTTTTATTTGTACTTCTACCAAAGTAGAAGATTTTTCTACCAATTTCTACCAAAATGTATATTTTTTGTCTCGTTGAATAACTGAAAATGCTACGATTGGTAAACAATTCCCTTCACATTTTCTTCCATTGCAGTAATCTTTTTCTCATCATCTGAGCGTGCATATGATACTGTCATGCTGAAATTCTTGTGACCCATCAATTCCATTACTGTACGTGGGTCAACGTTTGCAGTCACTAGCTTGGTCGAGAATCTGTGACGCAGCATATACAGATGGAAGTCAATGCCTAGACGCTTTGTAACAGTGTTCAGGTGTTGGCTTATTTTTTTGGTTGTAAGAAGGTTCCCTTGATAGTCTGTAAACAAGAAATGTTCTCCTCGTGACATTTCCAAGAGACTCGCTATTGTCAGATGGCAGTTCGTTGTCATTGGAACGTCTCTCACACTTGATTCTGTTTTTGTTTTCCCAAGTGTGTACTCCTCGGTGTTGGAACTTCTTATTGAACGTCTTACTTTTATTACTCCATGTGTCAAGTAAATGTTTTCTCTTTGGAGTGCTGAAACCTCGGAAGGTCTTAATCCAGTCTCCATCATAAGAATCATGAAGTGAGCTATGACTTTGTTGTTGTAGGAATCGGATTCATTTCTTCCCGTTGTAAGGAAGTAGTCTATTATCTTCTTTACATCTTCGTCTGAGACAGACTGGTTTCGCTTGTCTACTGCAAGCTGAGACTCTGGAATCACAACTTGGTCCATTGGATTGACTGTGATTAGCCCTAGCAGTCTAGCAGTCTTGATAATCTTCTTCCATACAGTAGCTACTCTGTTGATACAGTTGTCTGAGCAGTCATATATCATGTTGTTTAAGCATGACTGTATGTCTAGTGCAGTAATCTCACAGATATCACATTTTCCATAATAAGGCTGAATGTGCTTCTTGTAATAGCTTCGGATTTGGCTCTGATTCCCAAGTGTTACCTTATTAATCCTTATATGGTCCTCGATGATTGTATCAAGGTTTCTCTTTGTTCCAGTTGGGAGTCCGTGCAGAAGCAATTCGGCTCTCTTTAGGTCTCGCCACTCGCACGCTGCATCTAGACAAGCTGATGGAGTAGGGTAGTCAGAAACACTGAATGTCTTAGTAATCTGTCGGTTGGTATTGTTTGCTTTGTAGGTAAATTTGACCGTGATATAAGTATGGTTATTCTTTTCGGTCACAACTATGTATTTTTCTTTGCGTAATTTCATTTTATTGTCCTCTAATCATTTTTAAGCATTTCTTTGATAGCCCGTTGAATATGCGGTGGTGCTCGATAATAAGCCTTTAGCAGTTCCATATCTTCCAGCGTAATTTCTTCCTTATCTACTTGACCAAATAATAGATAAGAAACTGAAACGTCTAATGCATCTGCAATCAGTGGAACCATACTCGCTTTTATTCCTCGCTCACCTTTTTCAATTTTTGAAACCATTGCACGACTCGTATAGCCTAATCTTTTAGCTAAGTCGTCTTGCGTCCATCCTTTTCTTGTTCTTAAATATTTGACTCTTGCCCCAAAATCTTGCTCTATATTCATATTCACACCTCCTTTCTTTGTGAGACCATTATAGCGGAAAATCAACAATTTGTGCAAAAAAAATAAAAAAATAATTGACTGAATGTTGGCAAAGTGGTATTGTTTTCTTGCCAACAAAGAGTCAACTTTGTGTGACAAGAAAGGAGACGGATAGTATGAATGAAGAGAAAAAACTTTTGCTCTATCATTTGGATAATAGGGCTTTAAAAGCATCTATTATCAGAAATGGAATGACCCAAGAGCAACTAGCTGAAATGATTGGATTGACACCAAACAGTATTTCTAGAAAGATTAACGGAAAGAATGAGTTCACTCTCGGAGAAGCACAAAAGATTAAAGAAGCATTGTCACTGAGCAGTGAAGAAGTGTCGTCCATTTTTTTTGCAAAGCGAGTAGACAATTAGTAGGCAGAAAGGAGTAAACAATGCTCACATGGAGTACAAGCGATTTAGCTAGAGAACTACACACAGACAGAAACAAAATCGACAATCTTAGAAATGCTGGACTTTTACACGCTATCAAGATTGGAAAAGGATTTGTGTTTCCAGAAGAAGAAGTAAAGAGATTCCTTAGAGAAATGTTGGATAAGGATATCTCAAATCAAGAATCAATTGATGAAGTCAGAGAAGAAATGGAGAAGGTATTGAAATGATTAAGGTAGACAAAAGAGAAGTCACAATAGATGGAAAATCAGACAAGTTGGTAAAAGAACTCTGCTATGCCGTCATTGCACTGAGATACAAAACATTAGATGAAGGCATCAACATGGGATTTGATAGAGAAGAAATAGACAGTGAATTTAAGATGCTTTTGCTTGGCGGTATTGCCAATTCATTATCCGATGATGAAGATGGCTTCGTTTCATCCGAGAATGTTGCACAGAAACTATTTGAAATCACTGAAAGAGCATTTGCAAAGTGCAAGAAAGGAATGAACTGATGGCAGAGACAATGAACATCTATCAGAAGATGCAAGTAGTCAAATGTGAACTGCAAAAGAGTGTTGATTCAAAAAGTGGAAAGAATAATTTTGCTAAATTCTCCTACTTGCAGTTAACGGATTTTTTGCCAAAGCTGAACGAACTGAATACAAAATACGGACTGTTTACACAGTTTCAAATCATCACATCATACAATCCCGACGGAGTGAAGATTGAAAAGGCAGTATTAAAAATCGTTGATACAGATGATACATCTAAAGGCTTGGTTTATGAGAGTGAAACTGCTGATGCAATTGTCAAAGGTGCAACTGCAATTCAGAATCTCGGCTCACTTCATACATACATGAGACGTTATCTATACGTAGAAGCCTATGACCTCGCAGTAGAGGACGACTTGGATAAAAGAAGTGGAATGAAGCAAGGCGAAGAAGGTTCCCTAGTGGCTGACAATGGCAAGCGATTAGCTTCCAAGGCACAGGTCGCAATTCTCAAGAAAGGCGATGCAGAACGTGTCGCTAACATGATGGCATTCTACAAGGTGCAGAGACTGGAAGATTTGACAGTCACACAAGCATCACAAGCAATTGAGCAGTTGAAGAAACCAGTCAAGACAGAGGAAGAATCATGCTAGACATTACAACAAAAGACAATGAAATTGTGCTCGGAGAAAAGGCACAGAAAGCAGTCCAGGAATTAAGAAACCTACAGTTGCAGATTGCAGAAGCAAAGCAGATTGAAGGGGAAATGAAAGAAGCACTTCTGAAAGCCATGGAAGAACATGGAATCAAGAAATTCTCTAATGATGTAGTCACATTCACTTATGTTCCCGAAAGCAAGAGAGTCGTAGCAGACACTAAGAAGATGAAGGAAGACAACATCTTTGATGACTATTGCAAGTCGTCAACAGTCAAAGCGTCTGTACGCATCACATACAATGATTGAATTTATAGAAGAAACTCACACTTATCTTGTGGATGGAGTGATTACACCGAGTGTGACCACTCTAATCCATGAGATATGGATGCCGAGCATGTACAAAGGTATCAAATCAGACACACTGAAACGTGCGGCGAGCTATGGAACCAAGGTACATGAAATGATTGAGAAGTGGAACAAAGGCGAAGAGACAGACGTAGACAGAAAGTCATTTGAAGGACTTGCCCTGAGAAGATATCAGAGCCTTGCAGAAGAGCACGTAATAAGGGCAGAAATGCAAGAAATTCCAGTTGCCTATGTAAGAGATGGCAAAGCACTTTATGCGGGCAAATTCGACTTCTATGGGCTTGTAGATGGCAAGAAAACACTGATGGACTACAAGACTACATCTAAATACTATCCAAAGTATTTAAGTTTGCAGTTGACACTGTACAAGATGGCACTTGAGCAGACATATGACGTAAAGGTTGAAAGCCTAGCGTGCATGTTTCTACCGAAGAAATCATACGGAAATCTGTTTGAAGTAGATGAACTCAATGGAGAACAGTTGATAAAGGACATTATTACATATGGCACAAAGCATAATGCAGAAGTATGAGAATGGTCAAATCGTTAAGAAATGCTACCTAACGGGAAGAACAGATAACCTAGATAAACACCATATATTCTTAAATGCTTTTAGAAACAAAAGTGAAGAATGGGGTTGCTGGTGCTTGCTTAATCATGAAGTGCATATGAGATTGCACCAAACAAAAGAAGGACAAGCAGTATTGAGAGTGCTTAAACAACAAGCTCAAGAACAGTTCGAAAGACGTTACGGGCATGAGAAATTTATGGAGGTTTTTAAACGAAACTACCTATGAACTTAGATGGAATCGACTTGATGAATCGTGGGGAAGAACTCACAGAAGAGCTTAACAACACGATTGACAATTATGAACAAGCGGGAATCAAACTCGCTGAACTGGATAGAGACTACAAGGTACTCTATCGAAAGAAAGCATTAGTAGAAATGGCTAGTGGAATGAAGATTACTTTCATCAGTCAGTTTCTAGTAGGAGACGAAGAAATTGCGGAAAAGAGATTTAAGAGGGACTGTGCGGAAACGAAATACAGAACGCTCGGCGAAAAAATCAACGCACTCAAACTACAGTTGCGACTTAATGACTCTGCAACAGTACGAGAGTGGTCTCGATACGATAGTGATTAGCGGGCGATTGGTAAGTCTGAATGAATATATTTCTGCTGAACGTGGAAATATGTATCATGCAGCATCGCTAAAGCGACAGTTAGAAGAAAAGACAATTGCAAGTGCAATCATGGCTTGTGACATGGGTAAACTGCACAAGCACACAAATCCGTGTGAACTGTGGGTAACGTTTGTAGAAGCAAACCACAGAAGAGATTTAGACAATATCAGTTTCTGCGTGAAGGGAATCCAAGACGGACTTGTGAAGTGTGGTGTGTTTCCCGATGATTCAACGAAATACATCAACCTACTGCACTATACAGTTGCCTTTGATAAAGAGAATCCAAGAGTGGAAGTAACAATCAGGGAGAACAGAAAATGAATAAATTAATTATCAGTGGTTATTTAGGAAATGACCCAAAAATCTATGTAACACAGAGTGGCAAGAAGCAAGCAAAAGTAAGTCTGTCTGTAAAGATTGGCAAGGACTGGAAGTTTGTACCACTCACTGCATGGGACAGAGAGAATGGTGGAAATGCATCATTTGCAGAGCAGTATCTTCACAAGAAGGACTATGTGATTATCGAAGCACATGTAGATGCATATGAGACTACAGACGAAAGTGGAAGAAAGAAAAACAACATTGGTTTAGTTGTAGACCACTTTGAAATGACTGGAAATGTAACAAAGGCACAAGCACCTCAGCAGACATATACAAGAGCTGAAGTTGCAAGCTCAGTACCTACAGATATCACAGAAGACGATTTGCCATTTTAAAGCCGATTTAGGGGGTATTTCTATTCAAATGGTTAATTGTTCATCTGATATGTGAATACCCCCTAAAACGAGCTAAAAAGTGGGTATAAATGGATATTATGAAGAAAGTTACTCAGAAAGATGAAGTATTGCAGTATTTGCAGTGTCATGAATACATCACAAGCATGATTGCATTCAATAAATTCAGAATCACGAGATTATCAGCAGTCGTATTTGACTTGAGAAAACAAGGTCATGACATTCGCATGGAAATGAAGAAAGGAAAGAACTCCTATTACGGAGTGTATAGCTTACATGATTAAACAGTATTCAATTAAAGCAGTTAACAGCAATCAAAGAATTTATATCAGCCAGGAAAAAGATGTACTCAATCTTAATATCTTGGAATACAAAGGAATGAGAATCGTAAACAATCGCAGTGTGTCAGTCAGCAGAAAAGAATTGCTAGATGTGCTCATTGCACTCACGGAGAAACAGTCATGACTAGAGAAGAAACAATTGATTTGTTCCGTTGCAGATTGCAGAAAAACCTGTCAAGAATGATTTCATACACACTGGACTCTGTAGACAATTTCGAAGTTCTCGATGACAAGTTCTTTAGAGAATATGAAAGCAATCTGTTAGATGATTTCGAAGATGTTCTTTCGGAGTTCCAATAATGTCAGATAGCAAAAAATATTATTGGATAAAGCTGAAAACAGATTTCTTTGACCAAGACACAATAGATTTCTTAATGGGACAAGAAAATGGAGCAGAATATGTAGTCATTTATCAAATGCTTATGCTAAAAACTGCTCAACAAGGTGGATATCTTGGAACAAAAATGGCAGAAGTGATGGTTCCTTATGATATTAAGAAAATCGTCAGAGACACAAAGTATTTTGATTGTGACACTGTAACTATTGCATTAGAACTATTCAAAAAATTAGGGCTAGTGTATGAAGAAAGCAATCATATTTTGAAACTAGCTGGTGCAGAACAACTTGTTGGAAGTGAAAGCAAGTGGGCTGAGAAAAAAAGAATCTACAGAGACAGTCAAAGGACAATTCAAGGACAAATTGGGGACAATGTCCGACAAGAGATAGATATAGATAAAGAGATAGAGAAAGAGAAAGATATAGAGATAGATATAGATAAAGAGATAGAGAAAGAGAAAGATATAGAGATAGATATAGATACAGATAAAAAGAAGAAAAAGAAGTCAGCTAAAGCAGACTTGAATGGAATGATTGATTCTTTCACTGAAAATGAAGAATTAAGAGAAGCATTAAAAGCATTTCTAGACATGCGTAAGTCTATCAAGAAACCAATTCAAACAGAATATGCGTTTAAACTTGCGTTAAACAAGCTGAAACAACTATCTGACATTGATTCTGTAAGAATTGATATAGTTAATCAGAGTGTTGAACACAACTGGCAGACATTCTATGCATTACAGAATAATTACAGAACAAATGAGGTAGAAATGCCCGAATACATGAAGAAACAAGAGAAAGGAGATATTGTCTCAACACCAGTTAATGAGGAAACATTAGCTAAAGCATTAGAACTACAGAGACAATTTAAAGGAAAATAACATGGAACAGCTAACCATATTTGATGAAATGAAAGAAGCTGTTTTAAAAACTATGAAAGAAAGATGGAAAAGTTAGAAAGCAAAGAAGAATTGAGTGAATGGTGCGTATCAAACAATCCTAAGATTCTTAAAAAGAACAAGGACGTTAAAGAACTGATGTCTGACTTGTGTGAAAGAGAAGAGTTCTACAAGAGAAAGATGGCAGAGTGCGAAGAAAGAGCAAAGAGAAGCATCAAGATATATCAAGGCAAGATAAACAGAATACACAAGGTTATGCAGAGACTGACGGAAGAAGAATAGCAGAAGGAGAAGAACAATGAACTATTGGAAACAATTTGCAGAAATGCTTGGGTTAGAACTAGGGGAAAAATTCGAACTGACATATGATGATGGCACAATAAATGAAGATACGTACAAAATCGAAGAAGATGGGTTTTATTACAAAAACAAACAAAGCGAAGATTGGCTTGCTGAACCATCAACAACAGTTAATAAACTTATAAATGGCTATTGCAAAGTAGTACATAAACCATGGAAACCTAAATATGGAGAACAATATTGGAGTTATAGTACCAAAATCAACGGAGCTTGTTGCAATACGTTTTGGGAACTTATTAAGGACTATGCTATGTGGAAGAGTGGGAATTGTTTTCGTACAGAAGAAGAAGCTAAAACCAAAGGCAAGGAAATTATGGAGAAACTTGTAAAGGAGTACGAAGAAGCATGAACAAAAAATATTTATTACCATTGTTAGCACTGTTTCTGTGTGGGTGCATCGGAAATAAGCAGATTGTAGATACGACATACACGTATAAGAAAGCAATCGTGAAAATGCCTGACGGAGAAGCAAAAGAAATAGAACTTAGCAGTTGGGCTGATTACGAAAACAGTGATGCAATTTCAATTATCGGGAAAAATGGAGAAAATATTTACACGCATCTAAACAATGTTGTGTTGATTGGAGAATAGCAATGGAGAATCAAATGAATAATAGAGTATACGTTAGAAGAAAGGAGATAAATAGCTTATCCTAGTGAACCTAGGTTGAATCAAGAATGATTAAGTGATTCACAAAATCGTTTGTAGTTGCGTGAAACGTGAAAGTAAATACGGAGTAGCTTGGGAAGTTTAAACGGTTACCATTGGTAGCGATTAGCTAACGAATGGTGCTATGAAACACATTGTAAGTGTTAGTGGTGGGGTAGGAAGTTACTTCACACTTAAAAGAGTTTTAGAAAAGAACAACAAAGAAGATGTAATTGCAGTGTTTATGGATACACTTGCAGAAGACGGAGACTTGTACAGATTCTTGGACGATATAGAAAGAAAACTAGATATAAAGATAATTCGATTGTGTGTAGGCAAAACACCTATAGAACTTGCATTTGAAAAAAAGTATCTATGGAACAGTAGAGTTGCACAATGTTCTATCAAGCTGAAATCAAAGCCATTCAGAGAATGGTTGAACTCAACATACAAGCCTGGCGAATGCATTCTGTATCTTGGAATCGACTGGACTGAGACACATAGAAAAGATGCAATCATACGAAACTACAAGCCATATGAAGTTAAGTTCCCTATGTGCGAAAAACCATATCTAGACAAGAATGAGATGGTTGAACTTCTTAAACAAGAAGGTATAGAAATTCCGAGACTGTACAAACTTGGATTCACACATAACAACTGCAAAGGGTGCTGTGTTAAAGCAGGAATAGGACAATACAGAAACCTTTTGCTGAAAGACCGTATTACATATCTGGAAATGGAAAACAAGGAAGAGGCTTTCAGACAGAAATATGGTAAAGATGTTTCAATTCTTAAGAGAAAAGGAAAACCATTTACGCTTCACGAACTGCGAATGATTGTAGAAGCAGAAGGTCAACAGTTAAATCTGTTCGATTATCAGCCTTTAACAGAAGATGAATGTAATGAAATTGGCGGTTGCAGCTGCTTTATAGGCGATGAGAAAGAAGATATAGAAGAAATGGAGAATATCAATGGAGAATCAAATGAACAAATATGAAGAAGCGTTGAACTGGCTAACAATGCGATGCATGGAGCCTAACGAATATTACGATGGACTTGTTTATGACCAAGTTCCAGACTTTGAAATAGAAGCTAATATAGAGCCTTTAAGAAAGCTGATTGAAAAGACAAAACCGAAACCAGTTAAGAAGAACATGGGGAAGTTAAAAGACGGAACACCATATGTGAAAACATATGCGTGCCCGTCATGCAGAAATGAAGTACTAATTAATCAAAAATATTGTGATAGATGTGGTCAAAGATTAGATTGGAGCAAAGAAGAAAATTTATGACATATGGAGATGCGATTGTAGAGATTGCTACGAAACTTTGTGAAGAAAACAGAAAAGAGCTAGAAGCTAATATCGAGACTTTAAGAGAACTGATTGAAAAAGCCACTCCAAAAAAGCCTATAGAAGTACATGAAGAGTGGAACAAATTTTATTATGTTTGCCCAACATGTGGAAAATTGAATTCTAAGTTATACAACATAAATTATTGTGACTACTGCGGACAGAAATTTTACTGTAGTGAAGATGAAGATTATCAAGAAGGAGAAAAAGAGGAAAACTAGACTTATGTTAAACATTGAAAAGTATAAGAATATTGTATTAGAAAACTTAGATGCATGTAGTATTGATGAACGATTGCCTAGAAAGTTTATTAAAGGATACTGTGGAGGATTTAATTGTGAAGGATGTGGAGAACGTGTTCTTAAATGGCTACTTGAAGAAGCAAAAGAACCAGTACTGGATGATGTAGAAAAAGAATATTTGAGTGCTGTTATAAAGCCTTTTAGAAAAATGATAGCGTATATTGTAAAAGCTCAAGATTTCGATGATGGAAAACAATGTATTAGAATTATACTTCAAAATGGTGATGGAATGCATTTTCCATATCTCGATGATGATGCAATGTATAAAGGTATGGAAGTTAATAAGGAATACAGTTTAGAGGAGCTAGGCTTATGAATCAAATTAGAGACGAAATTGCGTTTGAAATAGTAAGAAATTACGTAAAGGAAAAATATAACTTAGAAAAGGCTTGTGAAGATGCAGAACCATATATCGTATGGAAGTGCAAGACATTACAGAACTGGAAATACCTCATGAGTACAGACCTGCATGATGGAATGTATTACGAACTTACTTACAATGGCGACAAAGACGAATGGTACTTAGATGCATACAAAAAGCAAGAAAACAGATGCATCAAAGGTACAAAAAACGAGGATAAATTCAAATCGCTGGCAATTGCAGAATCAAAAGTGGAAGAATGATTGACTGCATAAAGAAGCATGATAATTTTAGATTTTTTAGGGATAGAAATGTATGTTTTATGGAAATTAGTAAGAGTGATAATGGCAAGCCTACTTTTTCTGTCTGTCCTAACAATCACATTTGCCATTATTGGAATAATCGCTACAAGGAGAAAATAGACAATGGAAATTTCGGTTTGTTACATAGATGAAAAACTAGCCATGGAAGCTGCACTGAAAGAGGATGCAAAGCTGCCTAATGCAATCAAGAAATGCAATGCTATATGTATCAGTCTGTGCGAAGATAAGTGCTTGATTGCTTTCAAGACCGACAAGGAAATGTATAAAGCCATCAGATACATCAATCATGTATACGGAAAAGGCACATGTAAAGAATACGGCGAAAGATGTATTATCAGAAACGGATTCTTAGTGAGGGGAGTTCCAAGTGAAGCGTGATTTGAAAATTACTGGAGACCCTTGGGAATCACTTGCCATGAATGCCATCTATCAAGCAGTAGACGACTACAGTCATGCGTGCGTAGCTTTCATAGATGCGTTGGACTATGACAATGGATTAAGTGAAGAAATGCGAAACAGAGTGCTTGATTCAAGCAAGCAGACAATTGTTGAATGTGTAGATTTCTTTAGAAGCTCGGTAATCTGTGACGTATTGATTCCAGATTCCAGAGCATTCATTGAAAAGATGGACGAATACATAGATGAAGGGAAAACTTTTGACAGAAACTCGATGAAATGGAGATAGAGCCATCTAGCCTTGCGTATACGCTTTAAAAATACTGAAAATGATATAATTATTGGAAAGTAGAAAAAGCGTCTAAAAAGGGCTAGAAAGGCGGTTAAAATGAACTCAGAAGATTCTAAAAAAGTAAAGTGGTTCAAGAAAGAATTTGAAAGCTATCTGTCACAGTCTCCAATCAGAAAGCAGATAGAAACAAAAATAGAACTACTGAAAAGTAAGTTTGACTTGCACTCTAGTCAATGGGGAAGTGTACATTACAACGGTCTAGATAATGACTGTAAACTTGCTGAGTATGTAGCAAAGAAGGAAGAACTGGAAAAAGAACTGGAAGTACTTAACTACCAGTCCGAAAGAGTTCATAGAATTTTAGATAATTTGAAGCCTTGGGAACGCAAGGACTTGGAAAAAATCTTTCTCGGAAGAAAGAAATATTCCGACTTGGCTAAAGAACTCGGATTTTCTGAAACCAAGGTAAAAGGAATGTTTGACCTTGCAATTCTGCAAGCAGTCAAGAAGTATGAAGATTCTATTTAAGTAGGCAAGTAATACTTAAATAGAAAAAGGACCCTCTAGGTGTAGGGTCCTTTCTTTTTGCACTACAAATCTTTGTTACGGAAGATTTCGGGGTGTTTCCTTGCATACATAGTAAGTTTCTCAACAAACCATGCATGTTTATCTTCAATAGAATCCCACACGAAATTGAGTGGGTCGTCCTTACGGAGATAAATAGGAATCTGTCTCAATGTTTTACTGTAGTGCTGAGTTTTCTTTCTAGTTTTTACCGAATTTGAATGTTCCTTTGTCATATGCGTCTAAACACTGTCTGAGAAATTCTATCTTGTTAGGAATCCTCTGATATATTTTAATATATTTCTCATCTTCATGTGTACGCAGTCTAAAGGAAATACAACGAGTACGTTGGTTTCTGTACTTACGATTGTATTCTTCCTTGTTGGTCATCCATCTAGATTTCTTCTTGGGTTCTCCAAGAATCTCGATTTCATCACTCATTCTTGTGTTCTTCCTCATATTTTTCTAAGCAGTCAATAATAAACTGTTTTTTGTATGGAATTGAATCCCAAATTTTTGGATATTTAGAATCCCTTCTTACGTCAAATGTAACTTTAACACGGTTTGCACGGTTATAGTCTCTTTGATATTTTCTGTCATCTTCTTTGTTCTTTCTCATAATCGTCTAAACACTTTCTAAAAAATTCAGCTTTGTTTGGAATTGACCTGAACACTTCAATGTAGTGGCTTTCAGTTTCAGCATTAAAAGATACAGAAAGTTTCATACGTCTCTCTTTAATCTTGTCTTTATTTTCTTTTTGCCAATTTTTGATGTACTCAAGACGTTCCTCTGAAGTTATTGCCATATTTAATACCTCTCTACTACTGTATTCTAACATGGTTATCGAACAATTTGTCAATTTCATCAAAGCATTGTTTGATTAAACGGAAACGATTAGTGCCTTTATAGTAAAAGGGTGGGTTAGTTAAAACTCTAATAGCAGTCATGACTTTCAATTTACGCCTGACTCTCTTTTTGCTTCTTTCATACTGTTCTTCTGTAATCATTCTTCCTCCAATTCTTTCTTTAAGTTAAAAATCTGCATATACAAGTATCCGTACATGTTCTTGATAGCTTGAGCATCATTAAGTAATGTCCTCAAGTCTGTTGGTGCTCCACTTTTCCCGTGGGTCTCATACCACATTGTTGCATGTTCATCTACATCAAAGTACTTGAAATTTGACATTACTTCTTCAAAGATATCATCAAAAGTGTAATTTTCTTTATACACTTCAAAGCCAATATCTTCCCCACATGGCGAATGTGCTTCAAAGTTTACATAATCTTTGTAAAAAGTTGTTACAAAATCGGCACTTATTGCTGCATCATATATTCTATCTTCTAAAAATTCATTCATAAATAGCTTCTCCTTTCTCATCATCTACATATAAGATTTCTAATGCATCTGCTCCTACTTGGTCACAAACCAAATCAACAATTTCATCATCTGTTTTACAGTTCTCTGTATCGACTGTAACGTACTTTTCTGTACTGTATACTACTCTAAATGTCTGTTTCATACTTATTCCTCATAATTGAATATAGAACTCTGACTCTGTGCCCTCTGTATAATCAGCCAAATAATCATCTGTATCACTATTGATGATGTATTTTATATCCTCAGCATAGTTGCAAAGTTGTTCTCGAACCTTTCTCTCAATATCTTCTTTGCTCATTGTACTGTCAACATCTACTTCAATGCATTGTGTACCACTAAACTTCACTAGATATTGTTGCTTACCTTCTTCAATATCAATGAATGCTTCTAAATCTTCCTTGACATAGATTGGAGTAAGATTGCATGTAGTACCACTCACATAGAACCAATACTTTACAGTAGGATTGTTATTTAAAGTGTTTAGCAAATGCAATGCAATAGAAAGATTGTCAATTTGAATCTGTTGGATTGCAGATGCTTTCAATGTATCTCTGTCAGTAAAACAGTCTGATTGTTTACAACAGTACTCCCATGCTTCATCAAAACTCATTTCATTAAATTCTTTTCTTGTAATCATAATTTTCTCCTATCTCAGTTTCCATTCTCCGACTTTGTTACCATTTACATCGAAACAGTTTCCTTCTTTTGTGCCATTCTCTAGCTTTTCAATAATCTCTTTAAGAATCTCGATGGACTGCCATTCCAGTCCACCACCACATTCTTCACTGAATGCAGCATTTTTAGTATCAAACTTAATTCTCATCATATGTATTACCTCCTATCTGTATGTATATCTGAAAATTGTCTTGTTGTTCTTCTCGGAAACAAAAACAACGGAATTGATTTGTATCGTTCCGCCGTAATTGTCTACATAAAAGTGATGTGGCTTTTCATCAAAGATTGTTATTTGTTTTGTCTCTAATTTTCCATTTTTGTAGTCATCTTCAAACGCTCGTGTTACATTGTGCCTTATCAAGTGAGTCTTGTTACTGTAATTGATAATCACATAAGCATCTTTTCCATTAAACAGTTCTCTCATTCAATCTCCTAATAGATATTTTCATTATCAAGTCTGAATACTTGAATAGGGGATAGCCCAAAGGCATATATTGTATCGTTGAACTCTTCCATCTTTCTAATAACCAATGGACTTGTGTACTCAAGCCCTTTATTCCATTCTCTTATAAACTTAAAAGGCTCGGTGTTAGCAATTTCATTTAATGCATCATAAGTTTTCTGTACTTCATAAGTTTTCTGCACGTATGTCATAATTACCTCCAATCAAAAAGGGGATTAGTCATAGAATCCCCAACCGTCTGCATTAGGACACTGTTGTCTAAGCAGCCCAACCAGCATACTTTCTTTAGCATCTTGCAAAGAATGATACAACTCTGATTCAAAATAGTTCTCAGTTTCACAAGCTTGATAGTTATATTCTTGAATAGCACTGTATACATCAGCTTGATACGTTCCATTTTTGTATGATTCACGAAGTGCATCTTCACTGTATTCATAAGTAGGTGATTTACGATTCTCATCGTATCTGCAATTCACACTGTCATAGTTAGCATCAAGTAAGGACTGACCGATAGCATTACGCATTTCGTTTACATCGAATAGGATACCACCGTACCCATTGTATGAATAATTCTCAGCCTTGTAATCATTGTGGTCAAAAATCCAGCTGACCATCAAATCAATAACTTTCTTGTCTACTACATAGCAACTCATTTTTCTTTTCTCCTTTAGCTAATTTCAGCTTACATATATAAACAGTTTTTGAATGGAACTGTATAACCATCAGTGAAGTTCAACACCACTGCGTTTGACCCATTTACCTTTTCGGCTTTCTTCTACTAGCTCGACCCATCTGCAAGCAACAATGTAGCTTGAAAATGCTTTTGCTTTCTGCATGTCGTCCCACTCAACATATCCAGTGTATAGGCGAGTGGAACACTCAATAACATCTTCATAGCATGTTTCATAATAGTTGTAGTCAAATGGATTCTTTTTAATTGCTTCAATACAGTCATACTTACTATGCAATCCACTGTAGTCTCTAATCATTGCCTTGAAGTCGTATTCACGCTCAACAATTGCATACTCTTCTACAATAACGTTCTTACCTACACGCCTCATGTGTGTTCGATACGGTTTGAATCTTCTTTTAGCCAGTCCTATTGAATCATATACATCAATGACTTCTTCTTCCCGATTGTGTGCATTGAAACACCCACCGACTGTGAATGCTTCTTCATCTAATCTGTAAAACTCATGTACTACTCTTGAAATAAAATATAATTTAGCCATATCTTCCTCCTATGCTATTACTAAAAACCACCAGTCAACGAAACCAATAAAGGCAAGAATTGCGATGATGCTTACAATACTTGCGATTAGAAAAACCTTGATGCAAAATTTCAGCGTGTCCATGTTCCCTCCAATCTTCTCAGCAGTGCGATACTTTCATGAGCATTGTTTGTGCAGCCATATACGCTTTCTTCACTGTAGATGTTGTAAAGCCATTCACAAATGCCATGAAATTCCTTGTCATTCAGCAGTTGAGCAACTGTATCATTGATAACTTCAACTGTTATTTCACTTGTGTTATGTGTATCCATGTACTCGTATGTGTCATAGTTACGAGCAAACTGTAGTAAATCAGTAGCTAACTTATATACGTTTTCCATATCTTTCTCCATTCAAAAAGCCTAACTCTGTGGTTAGGCTTCATTGTGTCTAATAGGGCATAAGAGTGCATAGTTCTTGAGGTCTGTACTTCTAAACATGATAGGCTTCAAGTTATCTTTTGGTACATTGATAACAATGTCCTTGTGTTTGTAGTCCATTAGTTCAAGCACTGTCAGCAGTCTTTTTGCATCTACATAACTATTAAGTAATTTGCATGTTCCAACATTGATATCATCTTTGAATGATTTTTTAGCGTTTTCTTTCAGCTCGTCAATGTTGATATCTTTCAATCCAATCACATCGCTGCATTCTGCCTTACATAGTTGGAACATACGTTCAATGTTTGGCTTTGTTTCTTCTTCTGCTAGTTGTTCAAATCCGTCAATGTTGTTTTCTGTCATAAATGCGATGTAACTATCTGTAATTCCGTGGTATACAGTAGGGACATAATCCTTATCCCATTTACATTCGTACTGTTTTGTTAACACTGGTCTACCTGTTTTCTTGGCATTTCTTGTACAGTATGTATGCATTTTCTTGATACCACGTTTCTGTTCTCTTGAGACTTCATCAAAAAGGCTCTGCTTTTGAACCTTGCGAGCCTTTTTTGTTGTCTTTTTTGTTGCCTTTTCTGTTGTCTTTTCTGTTGGTTTAGGTGCTGGAAGTGCCTTTACTTCTGTATATGGCAGTTCCTTAGTGGAATCCAAACCCTCAGTAATGCACTTCACAGCCTTGTCAGCCATTGAGTAAGCCATCATAATCCAGTATGGTTTCTCTTTGAATGTACTACACCAACCTTGTAGGTATGCAGTACTGTTATCCTCAGCTTGTACTGTTTCGATACCACACAAACCTCTTAGGATCCATGCACCAATTTCAGCTACTAATTCTTCAAAACTGTAGTCTTTGCTTTCTTTGCCTCCGTCCATTCTTCTACCGAGTTCGATACCAGTACTATGCACCATTTCATGGAATACTGTAGAGTAGTAAAGAGTAGAATCCTTGAATCTGTTGTCATTTGGAATGTTGACTGTCATTGATGATGGAATGAAACATGCTTGATTGACGTTTGCATTTCTAACCAAAGTTACACCATGCCTATTGAAGTAGTTAGCAATCAACTGTTCAGCGTTGTAGTTATACAATGGATCCTTGCTTTCTCCGTCTACTAACGGTTTTCCGTCCTTGTCTAATAGATAACCAATTGACCATTCACTGAAGAATCTTGTACTCCAATAGTCTCTTGTCAGTGGTTCACCATCAGCGTTTAGTTGTGGTTTTCCGTCCTTGTCTAGCACTTCTTTTTCAGTTAGCCATCTCATGAACACTGGTTCAGCTAGACCCTTTACACCCTCGAACTCAGGCTTGAATTGATAGCCCTTCTTCTTGATTTCATTGAATGATACATAACCGCCCTCATGGTCAAGTAAGAACTTGTTAACGAGACAGAATGGCTTCTTACTTGCGTAAGAGTAAGCATTGATACGCTTATCCCAAGGTTTTTGCCATGGTAAAGTGTTAGTTTCAGTTACTTTCTTGATAATCTTTTCAGCGAGAATCTTGTCGGCACCGTTGCCTTTGAATGTTTTAGTAGTTGTCATTTTTTCTTCCTCCTCGTGCTCTTTGCACATACATAATGGCTCGTCTATGTACTCTGCATTTTTCAAACGGACTTGTAACCGTCTATGGTTGCATTACATAAGAGGGGATAAACCCCTCGTGTTAGATGTTCTTCAAGATGTCTTTAATCATGGCTATACCACTGTCACACTCAACATTGATGGATCTATGTGAGTTTCTTCTGTGAGATATTTCTTTGTATGTTACCGTAACAGTCTCAGTGGCTGCATCATAGTCGATAGACTGGATATTTTCATAACGGCGTGTTAACTGTAGAGTAGTTAAAAGTGCATCACAAATAGCTTTCTTGTCTTCCATTTTGTTAGTCCTCACTTCCTAAGAAAGATACATAAGAGTAGTAAAAACTTTGAGCATTAGGCTCACCAACTGCATCTAGATAGATAAGAGTGTCGATAATCTCGCTGGAATTTGTGTAACAGTCAATTAATGCTTCATCTTCATTTTGATACGCTTTTCTAAGTGTTAGATAATGTGCGAGTGATTCAAATACTTCATTTTTAGCGATAGTTTTCATTGTGTTTTCCATGTTTTTTATCCTCCTGACAATGATTTGTAATAACTGGTGACTATCGAAAGTAGTTAGCTTTCTTTTGTCATAAGTAGGGCGATTTTTAAAGCTATCGCCCGAAACTTCCGTAACAATAAATAATCTTTTACACCTAGCAAGATATCATTGGCTAATATGGTCCCATTACTTCCATATGGTTGTTGCTATTTGCTCATGTTTGCCTTTTCCTATCAAGTGGGGTTTACAAAGGTATACCTATGCATTGACCCGTCTTATTACTCATATAGTCGCTCGCTCGTCATTGCTGATATCATCGCAAGTAGTATCATCAAGCCGTTTTCTTACAACATGGTTATTTAATTTTCAAAGAACTTTCAGCGTTTTATCGCTTATTTATGCTTTTTAGTCATATATTTAGCCACGGTATACCGTGATACAGCGGACTTTATTACATAAACACTATGGCTACCCCTCCAAGTAGACTTATATAGATTTTAAAGAACAGTAGTACTAATTGAGTGGCTTTTTTGTGGCCCCTTTGCTTGGTACGCTTACAATATACGCTTAGATATAATACTAGTCAATACTTTTTTCAAATTTTTTTTAATTATTTTTTTGAGAAGTGCAAAAAACCGCATAAATAAGCTAAAAATTTACATAAAAAAATTTTTAAAAAAGTTTTCTGGGAGTGTTTTTTGGAAAGTAGTGAAAAACAGACGAATTTTCACAAAGTGATTAAATACTATTAATAGGATATAAAGAGATCTACAGAGAAAACCAGTTATATTACCATTGTGAAACATATAGTTTTTTTCACAAATATATTTGTATTGTGAAGAAATAAAAGAAATTCACAAATAATAAAATACGGAACAAAACTCAAAATATGGTGCCGTAACGTAACTTTTAAAAAAATGACTTTTGGTCATTTATTCTATTTGTGATAATTGATGATGTTTTCACAAACTATAACTTGTGATAAAACACGATATTTTCACATGGTAGAAAATGGTAGACGTTGGAACACTAACCACCATAAACAAAGGACTTGTAAGCGTTCGTTGAATATCTCAATGGATAAATGAAGAAAAGTGTTGACAAAGGATAATAGATAAGGTATCACGCGTGCACGCACACACACGCACAGTATATATACACGCACGCACGCACAGTATATATACACACACGCACGCAGTAGGTAGGGGCTATTTTGCACCCGTGGGATATGTGGAACGTTATTGTTGTTGTGTGGTTGTTAGTCCCTCAGATAGAAATACCCCCTCAAAATTGCACCCCCCACAAACATTTATTGGACTGAGTCACAAGTAAAAATCCCTAGTATGAGGGGTATATAAGGAGCACATATGTTCATTAGAAAAGACAACTACATTATCAATACTGACAAGATAGAGTACTTCATAGAGCATGACGGGGAATGGATTATGGTTTTGCCCGACTTGAGACTTGAAGTCAGTACAGAGACAGTAGAGAAGATAACTAATTCAAGGATAAGAGGTGGAAGAAATGGGAAGACCGCAGAAAAGATTCAACCTAAATCTAACTCCAAATGAGTTTGAAGATAAGGTACATGAGTATTTTGAAAAGGAAGAACAGCCTACAAAGGCGGGATTGCTATTGTACTGTGGAATCGGCAAGAGAAAGTGGAACGAACTGAGTAAGAACCGAAAATATGATGATGCTATTGAGTACGCACAAGCGATGTTTCAAGACATGTACGAGCATCAGATGATGGATAAGAGTACGGTCACTGGTGCCATCTTCGGATTGAAGAATATGGGATGGAGTGACAAGGGAACAATTGAAGCAGTAGACAGTGGTGCAATTACGCTAGAACAAGCACTGACTGGTGGAAAGATGAAAGCATGAATGAAGGCTTAGGAATTACACTCAAGGAGTATATAGAGCGATTCATGAACATTCAGACCAAGAGCGGAGAACTACGTCCTTTGGTAATGAACCACGCACAGAATCGTTTCTACGACATATTTAAAGAGCACTACAACGCTGACAAGCCGATGAAGGTTATTATTCTCAAGGCTAGACAGATGGGCTTCTCAACGGTCACGGAAGCGGTCATGACGAGCCTATGCATGACTAATTTCTTTAGAAGTGCTTTGGTTGTAGCGCATACAAGTGACAGTAGTACGCATATCTTTGACATGTGCAAGAGATACTACGAGAACTTGCCTAAAGGCTTGAAACCTATGCTCAAGTATTCCAATGCAAAGGAACTGAGATTCGAGAATCCGAGCAAGACAGATGATGATAGCAAGAAGGGACTACGCAGCAATATCAGAGTTGCGACTGCTGGACAAGGAGGACTTGGACGTTCCAATACGTTCAATTACATTCACTGCTCAGAGTTAGCCTTTTGGGAGGAGCAAGACGGGCAGACAGTAGCTGACCAGATGACGGGTCTGTTGCAGACACTTCCTCAGCACGGTTTCAGTATGCTTGTAATTGAAAGTACTGCGAATGGATACAACTATTTCAAGAATCTTTGGGATATGGCAGTAAGCGGCGAATCCGACATGATTCCACTGTTTGTACCATGGTTTGAAATGGAAGAGTATCGACTTCCATACCATGGAGAAGTACTGACAGAAGAGGAACGCAGTCTCAAGAAAGAGTATGACCTTGATGACGAGCAGATTATGTGGCGAAGGAATGCCATCAGAAACCTATGCGGAAACGATTTAGACAAGTTCCGTCAAGAATATCCAAGCAATCCCGAAGAAGCGTTTATCCTGAGTGGACGACCAGTATTCAATACACAGAAGGTCATGTCACGTATCAGAGAGCTTGAAGAGCACCCAGTGGCTGGCAAGGTAGGAATGTTCACTGACCAAGGCAATTTCTATGAGACACAAGGCGGATATGTAACTATCTATGAACCACCTCAGTTCGGTCATACATATTCAAGCGGTGCAGATACTGCGGGAGAAGGTTCAGACTGGTTTGTAGCCTATGTGGTTGACAAGGACCAAGGTGGAAAGATGGTAGCGAAGTACCGTGCTCAGAATGGCGAGAAAATGTTCGTTGAGCAGTACATGAGACTCGGATACTACTACAACTATGCGATGCTCTGTCCCGAAACAAACTTTTCTACCTACCCGACAATGAAGCTTCAAGAGTTCGGATACTTGAATATGTATGTACGAGAGTCGGTAGACCAGTACAAAAAGACTTTGCAGAAGAAATTCGGCTTTAGAACTACATCACTTACAAGACCGTTGGCAATTGATTTGCTTACTGATGTCGTAAATGACCATCTAGATTTGATTTGTGACACTGATTTCCTTCATGAAGCATTGAGTTTCATCAAGAATGACAAGGGAAGAGCGGAAGCAGCGGAAGGAGCACACGACGACTGTGTAATGGCGGCTGCAATTACGTACTACACGATGCCACAAGCTGAATATGTACAGAATAATGAGGTATCAGAGGAGTTTGAATACTCACAAGATGACCTCGATTTTATCAATTACGGAGGCTGATATGCAGATTTTACTTATTATTGTATGTTGTGCCATGTGCGGGCTGATGAGCGGTGCATTCATGGGATACAAGTCATATAGCAAGGGCTATGCAGACGGAAAGGCAGAAGCACAGAGACTCGTTGACAAGGATGGACTTACAAAAGAGGAAAAAGAACAGTTGAGACAGGTCATCAATGTACTCTCATGGGGAGGTGGAAATGAAAATTAAGACAACTCCAAGGGCTATATGGGATGAATATTCCAACGGACAGACATACAATCAGTCACAAGGACTGTATGAGACTGTAGAAAAGAACGAAAAGTTCTATCTAGGCGACCAGTGGGACGGTGTAAATGCACCAAACCTAATGAAGCCAGTATTCAACCTCATCAAGCGTGTATGTACGTACTATACTGCAATGATTGTATCTGACAATGTAGGAGTAAATATCGAACCGTTTGACACTTCTACACAGAACAAGGCATTCTGCAGCGTTATTTCAAAAGAAATTGAAAAGGTGCTTGAAAGAGACAAGACAAACTTCAAGTGTCGTACAAATATGAAGAACTGTGCAGTAGACGGGGATACGTGCATGTTCGTAACATTCGATCCTGATATAGAAACGAACCAAGATGCAAAGGGCGAGGTACGTACAGAGATTATCGACAACACAAATGTCATCTTCGGCAATCCATACAGTATTGATGTACAGTCTCAGCCTTATATTCTCATTGTTCAGCGTCTGTACAAGGACACTGTAAAGGACATGGCAGAAGCATGGGGAGTCTCAAAGGAAGATATCGAGAACATTCACTCTGATTCTGACCCTAATGGCATCTTGATTAACACGGATTCCAATGAACTGGTTACTGTAATTACAAAGTTTTGGAAGGTAAAGAAGGAAGAAACGGTAGGTGTTGACCCACTTACGAAAACAGAGATAACAAAGAACACTACTTCCGTGCATTACATGAAATGTACAGAAAATGTAGTTCTCAAGGAAGAAACAGACACGGGATATGTGAACTATCCAGTTGCATACATGACTTGGGAACGCAGAAAGAACTCGTATCACGGTCAGTCT